GTTTTAAATCTACTCCAAGTTCTTTTCCTAATTCTTCTTCTTCTAATTTGCTTAATCCTGTGTATCTAGCCCCACTTCTCTTAAGATAAGGACCTAATACATAAGCACAATTAGGATACCTCATTACGCCTGACCACGTATTTCTATTTATCGGTCTTAAAATAACTTTCATTTTTTTCTTTAGTTTAGAATTTCATTAAACTAGTAAAGGGTTGATTCAGGCTCAACCCTAAAAACCTCATATATATATTAATCTACATCTAATATCAATTCTCCACTAGTTGTAGGATCTTTTAACATTATACCCATTTCACCTAAGAAATGTACAACATATCCATCATAACCACTAGATCTAACTGTAGAAACTTTATTAGAAAATCCCTGTCCAGGAGCAACTGCTCCAGCAACAGACCACATACTCATTTCACGACCTTTTCTAACAACTTTCACAATATTAGACATTCCATCTCGCATGCCCATATCAATGAAAGTCATACGATAAGATTCTACTGGTTTGCCAGAAGTTGGATGTAATTTTCTATTATGATATAAACTATCATATAATGGAAAATGTTTAAGTGTTAAAGTAACACCATTTAACATATTCCAAGTAGTAAATTGTCCACCAAGTGTTAAATTTTGACCTGACCCAGTTACAAATTTAGTATCAACAACAGTATATCCAGAAGCTTTCGCTTTTAATACCCTATCTAATTCTTTCATTCCCATTTCACCAGTCAAAGCCACAAACCTTCTCTCATTCATACCTCGTATATTATATGAAAGATCAAATAAGAAATCTTCCAGTATATCATCAGTTAAGACTGTATAAGTACGTTTATTAGAAGGTGAAATTTGCTGTAATAGTCCAGCGCCCATATATACAGGTCTTCCAGAAGTACCTTTTAAGGGAGTAGTTCCATCAGGACGAGCATTATATCTACTATATACTAATTGATAATCAACTGTTCTATACCATTGACGTAAAGCCAACCACTCTTGATAATCAGACCAGTAATAAGAACTTTTCTTAGTCTTTGGATCACGCATTTGAATAACCATAACAGAAGCAGCTGCGCTACCAGTTATGTCATATTTTAACCTCATAGTCGTCAAATGATTACGAAGTTTTACAGGAGTCTGATAACTGATTATATCAGCTTCATAACTTCCTTCTTCATAAGCTGAACCAACTCTACTTAGTTGTTTTCCATCAGCCAACAATGAAGGTGGAATATAAGAACCGGACTGTCCATCAGCTACTTGAAGAGAGTATACCCAATCATGTCCATCTTGATAAGGTTCCCCCATTACTCTGGCTTGAAACTCTTTATCATCAAATTCTAAAATAGCACCTGGACCAAAAGCTTTCTCACTAACCCACACTTGAATTGGAGTACCATTTATACCAGGAACATCAGTAGAACTGATTGTAGAGCCTTGCCATTTTGCATCTTTAATAGTTATAGCCTTATCAGCTTCAACCATAACCGACCATTCAAACTCTCTATTTTCTATTGTCAAAGTTCTACCTAAACCTCCTGTTAAGAAATCTACTGAACTCTGCTCATCCATAGTACCAAATATATAAGATAATACGGTTGAAACCTCGTGAGGTTTAGTCATGAGAGCTTGAGATAGCATATTTTCATCGACTAATCCATGAAAATATTTTGTACGGTATAATTGCAAACCATTAAGAAAACTATTTTGCATTCCATACATATTAGCCATATCGCACTATATTTTAATTAATTTTTAAAAATTTGGCTTAGAAATTTGACTCGAAATAGTATCAAAAATACTATAATCGGTTGATGATTTTCCGTTCGAACCTTCATCTCCAATACCTTTCATTCTTTTAGTTTTAGTTTCTAATTTCTTCTTAAGATCTATTGCTGCCTTACTGCCAGCTTTTTTGCTCAAATCTGATATTAATTTATCTCCCTTCATAGTAAAAAAAACTGACTCAACAAAATTCTTAATAAGAGAATTAGCGTATTCTTTTTGATATTTAGTTTTTCCATCACCATCAGGTCTTAAACTATATTCTAAAATAGCTCTTTTGTCAGACTGATTTAAAGAAATACCTTTAATATCTTTTAAACTGTTTACATAAGACTGTACGTCTGTAACAAACTTTTGTTGTTGTTTTTGAACCCCCTCTTGAATTTTTTGTTGTTCCTGTAATAGCTTTTCTGAGTTCTCTTTTCTGTAACCTTTTAAAAATTCAACAGCTTCTTCTGCTTCATCTTTAAGTATTCCAGTATCTTTATATCTTTCTATTCGTTTACTAATTTTGTCTTGATTCTGTCCTTGAACTGATAAAGATTCTCTAATTGTTAATATTTGATTAGCTTCATTATCTAAATCTATATTATCTATGTCTATACCGGAATGCATTTGAGTATAGTAATCTTTCAAATTTCCACCATTACTGACAAATTCATTCAAAGAAGCTATCTCTTCATTTGCAAATTCAGGAACTGAATTTTCTTCTATAACTTTACTTATAAAATCTACAACGTCATCTGTAGATTCAAACTTTTTTTCATCATCTTTTAACTCCCATCCAAATTTATTGTATAATTTTTCTTGAATAAATGCAGAAAGTTCAGGTTCAACTTCTCCTATATCAAAATCAGACTCTGTTCCAGAAGTATTGCCTTCCAATTCATCTTTGTCGACTTCTTCTTCAAATTGGTTATCCTTATTATAATCATCTTTTTCCTTATCTTTTTCATCCAATTCAGAAAAGTTCTCTTCACCCCCATTTTTTTCTTTTTTATCTTTTTCTTTGGGGGCAGAAGTACCTTCGCTATTTTCACCATCAAGTCCTTCTTCATTATTATTTCCTCCATCCTCTTCTCTGAGACCGTCTTCGATGGGAAAGTCTCTTTGATCAATATTTGGGTCAAATTCCTGCTGTTGTTCTTTAATCAAACTGCTAGCAATTTCCTCAAATCCTCCAAATATATCTTTTTTATTATCCATAATTTAAATTATTTTTTATTATAATTTTTTTACCAATATCACTAAATTTCTTAACGATCACCATTTATTTTATTTTTTATTATTACTATTTTTATTAATTTTACTAATAGTTTCTTGAGCTTTATTATGTCTTTCAACCTCTGTTTGTTTTCTCTCATCAAGTTTAGAAGAACTTTCTTGTTTTCTCCTTTGTAAATCCATCTTTTCAAAATCTAAATCATTATTATCTGTATTAGCTCGTATTTGAGCTACTTGTAGTTCAGTATTAGCCTTTCTTATAGAATCTTCTTCTTGAATTTCTAATTCTCTTTCTTTCAAAGCTGATTTATCTTTGGAAGCTTGTTCTTGAACTTTCAAAGTTTGTTGTTCAAACATCTTTTTCTTTATTTCTGTCTTTTCTAATTTTTGTCTTATTTCAGACATACTTTCACTAGTCATTATATCTGCTATATCTAATAAACTAGCTCCATTTTGCATTGCAGCTTGAGTAAGAGATTTCAAAGATTCTAAATTAGCATTTTCTTTGGTGGAATCTGTAATAAACACGCCATGATCAGAGTATAAAAAATCATCCTCAATATTTAGTATAATACGCTCAGGACCAGGTAATATAAAGTTTAATTTTTTGACATTCGAAACTCGCCAAGCATATTTAGCAACATTTAACAAATAGTTATAAAAATTCTTTTTAACCTGATTATGCTTCCAAAATAAAGGTTCTGTAATATGAGAAGATTGAGTTATTTCTTGTCTAACATTTCCAACCAAAGAACTTTGATGAATTTGTCCTTGTCTCGCCTTAGATACTCCAGACAGTTCCCCAATCATTTCCTCAATTTTATTAAGAAGTTCTATATACTCCCTAATAACATTACCCATTGTTAAATCTATATCAGTAATTTGGTTAAAACTAGCTGGTCTACCACCTTCCCTACCAGGAATATCCCAACCTTCATCATAAGGATTAACAAATGCAACTCCCATAGAACTTAAATAATGCATCCACTGCATTACATCTATTCCTTGAGATTTAGGAATTTGAGTCATATCCATTAACAGTACTTTTCCCTTATCTCTAGCTAATGTTAATTCTAACCTATAAAACACAATCAAATACATGTATTGTAAAGGTTTCATTATTTCTACCAATGACTTTCCTGGGCTATTATTATTATTATAAACTATTCCGATATAGGGAAGTTTTTTAGAATTAGGATTATCTATTGAAGTATATTGATATTCTAAAGGTTTTATACCTAAATATAAACTATCACCAATCCTATATCCTTCCCATACTTCAATAATCCAATCCCATTCTATTTGTTCATTTTCATCTTTTTTATAAGTTTCATCTACAATTGTAGAAATAACTTCTCCATTCTCATCTATAGTAGTAAGAAATCCGACTTTTTTAAAAGATTTCCAGACTGCGTG